TAACCGGCCTTGAGCACATCCGTCGTCCAGCGCACCTTGACGACGTGCGAAACCTCAGAGACGAGCTGCGAGGCCTGCGACGTCTCGCGGCCCCCGGCGGTGTAGATCGCCGCCATCGTCGAGCGCACGGCCGACCAGCTCGCCGGCGCGACCGATGCGCCAAACGAGCTCGCAGCCGCAGCCGGCGCCTGGATCGTGATCGAGTGCCGCAGATCGCCAGGATTGAGCGCGAGCTGTTGCCGTTGATCCGCCATCAGTACCCCGTTTCAAACGTGAACTGCTCGAAGAGATGAAAATCGAGCAGGAATTTCGTCGACATCGGCACTTCGCTCAGCACCTGGCCGACCACCGGCAGCCGATTTTCGTAGAAGTGAGAGACGAGCAGCAGAATCGCCGACTGGATGCTCTGTGGGCACCTCGGGATGTAATACGTCGCCGTGTAGCTGGCGCCTGCACTCGCGGCCGGAAACGTCAGCACGCCATTGCTCGCCGACCAGCCGGTGATGACGTTGCCGTTGCCGTCACCGTCGACGATCGTGTCGACGGCCGTCTGCGGCGTCTGCAGCAGCGTATACGTGTACGGCCCTGGCGACGCCGGCACCGTGAAACTCTCGTTGACCTGCTGCACAAAACTCGCGGCCTCGAATGTGACCTGCACCGAGCCCGGCAGATAGAGCTGCGTCGTCGGCCACGTCGTGCCCGGCATCGGCACGATGCGCGCCGGCTCGGATGTGACGTCGACCGCATAGGAAGACGGCGAGAGCGTCTGCACTGTGTTGGTGAGATCCAGATACGTGATCGAGATCACACGCACACACCGCGGCTTTGGCAGCCGGATCGCGAGCGGATCCCAGTAGGTCGAGTAAAACGGCCAGCCCTTGCGCTCGGAAGGATTCACCGTGCCGTTGCGAAAGTTCCAGGCCGGAAACGCATCGAGCGAGAGCACCCACGTCTGATTGAAGAATGCGCGCCGCGTGTACTTCTCTGCGACTTCGCGAGCGGCCGAGATCAGCCCGGCGATGTATGTGTCATCGGCCGTGAATCCCGTATCGAGACGCAGCTGCGCATGCGCCTGCGCCAGCGTCACCGGCTCGATCGCCGGTGGTGTGATGAGCGTGTAATTGAGCATCTATCGACTCTCGATCACCCCATCATGCGAAACCCGCGCCTGCTGGGGACCCCGACTCTCGCGGCGCCGCGGCTTGCGGCGAGCTGTTTCGTGCGTGACGGCCGGCTCGAGCCGCGTCTGCTCGGCGAGCTCCGCGATCGGCAGCTGCGCCTGCTCGGCCGCGGCCGGCCTGGCGATGCTGTGATGGATCCAGATGCGAGCCCGCTCGTCGGCGAGCTCCACCTGGTCGCCTGGCCTGTAGACCCGCACACCTGGCTCGATGTGCGGCCGAATGATCTCGATGAGCATGGAAATATAAAGGGGCAGTGTCCGCTGCCCCACCGGGTGAGAGTTGCGCCAGTTATTACGAGGCGGCTTGCTGCAGCACGACGACCGGATGAGTGCCGGCGTCGGTGGCGACGCCACCGCAGCGCAGGTATCCAATGAAGCCCACCTCGAGCGCATCGGCGAAACGCTCATTGAGCCGCTTGATTGCCAGATCGCCGTCGACGCGGAAGAGATAGCCCTGCGAGAAATCGCCATAAAGCACCGTCTTGTTGCTGTCGCCGATCTGCGGCAGCGACTGATTCAGCTTGACCGGCCGGCCGAGCAGCATGTCGAATGCGCCGCTGGACGGGTTAGGGATGAAGAGCGGCCGACCATAGAGATCCTTGACGCCCATCAAGAATCCGCGCGTCTTGGACGTCATCATCCAGGTTGCGTTTGCCTCATAGCCAGGATCGAGATAGCTATAGACGGCCGTGATGTCGTCGTACCCGATCGAGTTGCCGCCATCCTGGCCAGTGCCGCCGGCGCCGGCTGCCGTCGCCGCGACCGTTGCGCTGGTGAGCAGGGAAGCGACGTTCGATGCGTTGCCGTTGGTGATCCAGTTCTCGAGGCCGCGGCCGAGACGGATGCCGAAACGCCCGCGCACCCAGGCATCGAGATCGAAATAGGAGTCGGCGAGCTCCTGCTCCGAGATCTTGATGAGCCCAGTCGTCGCCGTGTCCGTCGAGAGCAGCGAGCCCGAGAAAGTCGAGTCGACCTCCGAGACTGTCGTCGCTTCGCCGAGCACCGAGATCGAGTTCGCGGTGTCGTTGTCGAGCGCATATTTCATCGGTGCGCCGTTGTTCTCGGTGCGCCGCACGGTGACCAGATCCATGATCGGCCCGTAAAACTTGATGGCCTCGATCAGCAGCGGATAGAAGAGCTGCGGGATGAGCTGCGCGCCGGTGGTGGTGGTGAGGTCGCGCTTTTCACCGTTGCCCCCGATGAATGACCGGAAGCGATTGCGCAGATCGGCGTCGACGTTGCCCATGCCGCCTTGCAGGTACTGCAGCATGGCGCGGCGATCGAGCTGTTTGCGCTCTTCCTCGCTGCCCTCGCTGCCGGCACCCGCTGTACCAGGCTGCGGCCGCGGTGGCACGACGATGCTGCGCTGATCTGCTTCCCACTTTTCGATGCGCTCGAGCTGCGAGGCCTGCGCCTCGAGCTGGTCGACTTCTGAGAACATCGCGTCGACTTTGGCGCGATCTTCAGAAGACACGGCCGGCTGCTGAACGATCTTGTAAGCGTCGTTCATCAGCTGGTTAATCTTGTTGCGGAGATCCTTGATAATCACCCTGTTTGCTCCTGAGTTGGTTTGCGCCGTACTGCACCGGCTGCGCGCCGGCGCCGGCCCGAGCTGGCCGCCAGGCAGACGAGTGCGGTTGAACGCAGCGCATGAAGCGCTCGCCCGCCCGGTGAAACTTGTGTAGTGGTCAATTTGATCTGGGCGTGAAGTCGCTGATCAGCGGACTTCCCAGGCACGATGCAGGATTACTTCCGTGTAGCCGGTCACACGACCGGAACTGCAACTGGCCGGTCGCCCCGCCCGCCCGGCATTCAGATGGCGGGAAGAAGGTTCTTCTTCTTCTTTTCGAGTAACTCGAGAAGGGTTGAGTCCACCAAATACTTAATTTTGGCGCCACAGGCAACGCAATCGACAATCCGCAGTTCGCCAGCAATACTGTCGTCCGCAATAGAAGAGGAGCGAAGACACTCGGGACAGGTCACGACAAGATAATCAGCATTCGCCCTGGGAACCCACAGGGGGGCGCTATTGTGTTTGCCGAGGTGCGGCCGGATCGGCGAGTCCGCAATCACTTCCTTAATTTTGTCCCGAAGCTGTTCTGGCGTGTACTCGCCCTTTTGAAAGAAGTGGTCCACGAGGAGTCCTAGCGGCATATTCGCCAGGATGTACTCGCCGCTTATAGCGATCGTCGGAATGTGCGGGAATCTTCGACGCACGATAGAAAGCAGCTCAAATCCGGACATGCCGGGCATCCTCAAGTCGGTAAGGATGAGGTCAGGCAAAACTTCGCGAAGAATTTTCAGTGCAACGAATCCATCTTCAGCAGTCCGAACCGAAAACCCGAAGCTGCGCACGATCGCCGCTGTCGTTTTCAGAATAATCGGATCGTCTTCTACGACAAGCACCCGACTTCTAAACAGGCGATCTTTATCCATCGGGGCAACTCCTACAGTGATTGCGCCATTGGTAACAGGGATTGAGAGGCGGAATGTGGTGGTCCCGGACCGTCCTTCTTTGAGCCCCGTACGGACGATTTATCCCAATGCCTGGGAAGTCCTGCTACCGGTAACTTAGATGTGCTGCCAGCGAGGCGTGTTGTTCCTGCCTCGAGTGATTTGATGCTGTTCCGGATGGTTGGTCGGCAACCGGAAGTAATCCCAATCGCTGAAAAGCCAGCCACCTGACCCAAGTACCCGACAAACGGGGTTGTCGGTAACTACAACCTGGTAGGAACTTAAGTTGACCCACTACCAAAACTTGTGTGCTTGTTACTTGCGGCGGATCCTATTGCGCCGCTGCGCGTGTGCGATCAGCACATGCGCCCGATTGCGCCAGGCCCGATCGTCTGCGGCCGCGGTGGCAGCTGTGCACCTGCAGCCCGCGCACTCGCAGCCCTCGTGCGAGCATTCCTCGCAGTTGCCCTCCTGGCACTCTGGACACTCGCAGCTGCAGGGATCCCCGTCCTCGAGATCGCGCCGATCTCCAGGCCGATCGTCGGCCTGTCCGGCCGCCGGCTTGCCTGGTTTGCCGGCATCGTGCAGCGCCGGCACCCGGGTGCGGATCTCGGCCGGCACCCCTTGCGGCCAGAGCTCGGCCGACGCGGCCGCGGCGCCGTTACGCGAGCGCGTCTTGACACTGGTGCCCTCATACGCCGGATAGGTCACCGGCCCGACGTCGTACAAGTCGACATCCTCGATGTCGCGATACAGCACCATCTCGCCGGCGTCGTTTTTCTCTTCGCGCCAGGTTTGCTTCGCCACACTGAAAGCGAAGCTGCACCCGTCGAGATCGCCGCGTGCGATCATGCGCTGCACGTCGGCCGCGATCGTCATCTCAGGATCCGTCGTCGCACTGAAGAATAGGCCCGTCGAATCCTCGGAGAGCGCGAGCGTGCCCGACTTGCTGCGCGCGAGCAGGTTATTGCTGTCATGGTTGAAGAGACAGCGCACGTCCTGCTTGTCTTTCAGCGCGCGTGCGAATGCGCCCGGCTTGATCGTCTCGACAAAATACCCGATGTCGTACTGCTCATTAAAGACAGCGCTATAACCCTCGAGCCCTGGCTCGCCACTCTTGGCGCGCACCTGGCCGCCCTTTACAAAACGCCTTTCAAGCATGCAGCTCACCTTTCAGTGCCAGCGCCCCGCCGGCTTCGCGGTAAAGATTGACCACGATCGCGCGCACCGCGCGTCGCAGATCGTCTGCGACCACTTCATCGACCCGCTCGATCGACCAGGCCGCGGCCTTTTTCTCGAGCGCCTTGGCTGCGTCGCGCACCTGCTTGGCGACGGCCGAGCTCGCCCAGTCATCAGCGAGCGCGAAACGCGAGCGCAGATCCCGCGCCGTAAACTCGCCGATCCCTGTTAAAACCGGCTCGAATGCCTGCAGAATGGCATCGAAATCGCGCTCTTTGCGGTGGCAAAGCCGGCCGGCAGCGTCGCGCAGCATGCGCCCGAATGAGAGCGCGACATCCTGCTGCAGACTGCGCTCGGTGTCGTCATCATCGGCCGGCGCCGGCTGCGGCGCCTCGCCCGACTCGAGCAGCCGATCGGCGTTTTGCATATTGACCGGCGCCCAGTAGACATCACCGGCCGCCCCGATCGGATTCTCGCCGAGCTTGTATCGCACATCGTTCGTCGAGTAGAAGCCCCACTGCTTGCCGACGGCGTAGCCGTCCATCGTGGTTTTGAAGTCGCCGCGCAGCCGCTCGGAGACGTCAAACTGCACGAAATGCCGATTCGCGTTGCGCCCGATCCGCGGCATCGCCTTGCGAATGACCTCGCCCTCGATGCGGCTGAGATACGGCCGCAGCGTGTCGGTGACGAAGCTGAGCGACTGCTGCTCTGCGTTGTTATTCGAGAGCCGCGTCGTGTCGCCCACCATGTGCGGTGGGATCCGCCACCAGGATGAGATCTCGGCCCGCTGGAATTGCCGCGTCTCGAGGAATTGCGCGTTTTCTGGACTAATGCCGATCTGCTTGTAATCCCAGTCGCCGCTGATAAATGCCGTCTTGCCCTGGTTCTCGCCGCCCTGCGCTCGCTCCCAACTGTCGCGCACGTTGACCTGCTGCTTTTCGTCGAGCTTGCCCTTGTAGACCATCACGCCACCAGGCCGCGAATCATTGCCGAAGAAACGTGCCCCGTATTTCTCCGCGGCCCTGGCCAGGCCGACGCCCTGGCGCGCCTGGTCGATCGGCGACATACCCTTGAGCCCGTCGAGCGAGAAGAGCCGCACGTGCACCATCTTGTCTGCCGCGATCACGCGCGTCTGCCCGTTTGGCATGCCGTCGCTCGTTTTGTAGATGATCGAGCCATCTGGCACGCCATACGGCCGGCCGTCGGCGATGCGATACGGCTCAGTCTTGAGCGGATGCAGCGGATACATGGCGCCGATGTCGCCGGCGCGATTCTCGACGATCTCGGCGTATCCGTTGCCGGTGAGTGCCAGGCACCCGGTGATCGTTTCCAGAAACGTGAATGCAGTCATCTCTGGATTCGGCTCGACGGAGAGCAGATAGTAGAGCGGATGATCTGTTGC